TTTCGCTGTTGCCCGTGCGGGAGGTGTAGGCATTTACAAGCCCGTTGCCGAGTTTGTCGAGCAGGTCGGCAGTGTCGCGCATTTCGTCAGCGTCTCCGATTGCCAGTCCCCAAGGGTTGTGAATCATAACGTAAGCGTTCTCGGGGATCTCCACCGTGTCAGCGGCCATGAGAATCACGGAAGCCATTGAAGCGGCTAGACCTTCAACGCGAGCTGTAATTTTTGCCTTGGAGTTTTTGAGTGAGTTGTAGATCGCCCACCCGTCCAGCACATCGCCGCCGGGGGAGTGGATGGAGAGGTGGATCTCATCCAACTCACCCATGCCGCGAAGGTCGCGCATAAACGCAGATGCGGAGATGCCCCACAATCCAATCTCGTCGTGAATGCTGATGTCTGCCGCTTTGGGCTTATCCTTCTTCGCTTGAATCTGATACCATGTTTTCATTTTGGTCCTCCTGAATGTCTAGTTGCTTTTGTTTGAATCCGTCCAGTGCGCCCTCGTCGAGTCCCATCTCGGATTCGATTTCGCGCCGGCGTAAAATTTCCCGCGCCTTCTGCATTTCGACGCTTTCCCAATCGCGTCCTTTGCGGGCGTGGTAGTCGTTGAGACTCATCACGCCTGACTCTAGCTGCTCAAGCTCAAGACGTCCTTCGCGCCCCCGATCAATGGTCAAGTCTGCTTGTGGAATCCACTCAGCCCACCACCAGTTTTTAGGGGGAGGCGGAAGCTCGCCATTCTTGACGGCTTTGGCGATAAAATAGGTGTAGAACCGCTGGCAAGCCTGCTTGAGTCGGGCTTGCTCATGCTCAATCCACCGTTGAGTCTCAGCCATCAAATAGCGTTGAGACGGTCCGGTTTGCTTTGCCAAGTCCCACAACACTTCAGGCGAAAGCCCCACGCCCCACGCAATGTCGCGCACCAGCCACTCCAGCAACATCATCTGATTCGGGTGGGGGCGTCCATCATGCAGGACCGAAAGCAGTTCGCCCTCGTTGAGTTGAGCCACCATCCCGCCTTCGCGCATCTGCTCGACGTTGATTGTGCTGCCGCCGCTGGTTTTGGTAGTCACGGCGGAGGCGAAGCCTTGCGGGCCATTGCCGCCTTTCATGGTGCGAACAAGCCCCACTTGATTCGCCATTTTGATGCCGTGCTTCACATCGGCGGTGATCTCGGCTTGGTCTTGGATGTTGTTTAAGGCGTGAGCGAGTGCGGATATTCCGCGCACTTGTCCAGGCCGTTCAAAATCGGCATAGAAGATCGAATCGCTCGCCGCAACGCTTGATGCCTTATCGGGGTCATTAACGTCAACGAGGTTGTATGCGAGGTGTCGCCCAAACTTGTCGAGGAAAACTCCATCTTGGGTCGCTTTGCTTTTGCCGTTGTCGATTTGATGCGATTCATAGAAGATGATTCGGGCCGTTCCGCTTTCGGTTGAGCTAAGGACTGAGAGCGAATCGCCGTCCTTGATTCGGAGGCGGGTTAGCGCGATCTGCCATTGGAAAAAGTCCATCTTGCCAGCCCTGTCGAACACGAACGGAGTTCCTGCGCGTTCCTCGAAAAGCTCTTCAGCCATCCTGTTAAACTCACGGTCAGGAGTTGCTGCTTGTGGCTTGAGGTAGCCGACCAGATTGGCAACGCCATTGACGATCCGGCGAGCAAGCCCCACATCAGCATACATCTTGCGGGCTTTGCGAAGGATAGTCAGCCTATCGCCGCCGGTTAGCTCTTGCGATGTGTCCAGCGTGCCCCAGTTGACCCAAGCTCGGCGCGGGGAGTATTGGGCGGCGTCAAAATTGGTCAGCGCGTTAATGCCCGCTGCCCCGCCTGCTTTTCTTCCTCTTCGTGTTCTGCTCATGTGGAAAAGTTGCGGGTTGAAAAGTCTTGGCTGAACCAGCGATCATTGAAGTCTGTGGTTCCGGCGAGTTCGTGTAACGCTTCCTCGATGCGCCGTAGCCATGTTGCCCGTTCTTCGGGGCTGATGCTGATGCCTGTTGCGCTCCCTGCCCGTGAAGATTGACTGGTGATCTGCACCACATCCTGAATCCGTCCAGCTTCCGCTTGCAATATCGCCAGTTCCGCCGCTTCTAGCTCTGCGGTGGTATAGTATTTGACCAATTTTCTGACCCAAATGTCGGCGCTTGCCATCAATTAGGGCGGGTCAGTCAAACATCGCTTTCAGCTTCCGGCGGCGATGCCCCGAACTGATGTGCCACAAGCCACCAACTAAGCACGGCTGAAAGCTTCAAGGCGTCGGCATAATGGTCATGGGCGAGCTTTTTCCACATCAACGGCTGGCGCTTGTGCTTTGCCATGATGAGCGCCATGCCAGACAAACCCATGATGAAGTCGGGGCCGATGTCCTCTGGAAAGTGAAGCAGGGGCGGGAGTTTCTTCTGCACTCGGTCAAGCCACAAAGCGCACTTGATGCGGAAGTCAACGTAGCTGGTCAGCATGAGTCCAGGCCAATCGTTGATTTGGGATTGGTTGAACGTGCCGAATGCTTTGTCGTTGCCCCGCGTCGGCCAGAGTTTGCCGCCGCTCATGGCGCAGATTTTATAGATTCGATCTGTCGCCCATGCGGAGTCGATTAGCCCTCCTGAGATGGTCACGGTCTTTCCTGATGGCGTCAGGTATTGCTTGCCGCCAAGCTTGAGCAAGTCCTCGGGAGCGATGACTTCACCGTAATCAATCACCCAAGCTTCGCCTGTTTTCTCCACGGCGGTCACAACGTAGTGCGTGGACTTTTCGCCGGGGTCGGCACCAACTGACACATAAGCAGGTTCATCGACTGGGCAAAATCCGAGACGATACGGTGCGCGGAGGCTGAGAATGTCCTCGTCCTTTACGGTTGCGCTTCGTTCTTCCCAAGGTAAGGCGAGGGTCGAGTTGAAAAAGTCTTGAAGGATGGAGGTATCGGTTTGAGCGTCCAGCCACTTCACTGCCAGAGTCCCAAAAGCACAGGAGCGCCACGGGGCATAAAGCGAGTTGAGATGATACCCGACGCGCCCCGGCTCTGCGTTTGGATTGGTGGCGATCCATTTGCCGCCGCGAAGCATTTTCGTCTTGTGGCTGTCGGTAATCTTACCCTTGCATTCTTGGCATTCGTAGTGCGCCGTGACCCTTACCCTCGCCTTGTCCCATTCGTCCTCCTTGCGCTCTTTGGCATACCACCGGACTTGCGACCACTCCAGCTTGATTAGCTCGCTGCAATGCGGGCATGGGACCATGAAATAGCGTTGATCGGTGCGGAGAAATTCTTGCCACACCGTCCCGCTGTCCACGGTTGGCGTCGAGGTCTTAACGCGGAGCGGGCTTGTGAATGACTTGGTTCTGTTCTCCGCAAGTTGGAGAGCGGACGCTTCGTTGCCGCGCTGAGTGGCGAATTTGTCGACTTCGTCCATGACCAGCAGACCGCACGGGCGAGAGGCGAGATTCGCCGGCGAGTTTGAGCCGACAAATGCCAAGCCGGCGGCGGTGAAGTCTTGGGAAAGTGCGGTGATTTTGCGCGGGCTTGGATGCTTAAGCGCCCGGAGTGGCCCGCAGTCGTCCACCATTGGAAGCCATCGGGTTTGCGAAAAGCTACGGGCGAGATCTTCGGACGGCATGACCCATAGACCCGGGAGCGGGCGGTGAACGTAACGCCACGCCGTCCCGACCATGATCGTGTTGGTCTTGCCTGTCTGAGTCCCCCAGCATAGCACGATGTCGCTGTTCCTGTCGTTAGCAAACATCTCCAGCGGTTCGCGGACGTAGGGAGTAAGGGCGGTTGAGTATGGGCCTTCATTTTCCGTTTGCCGGATTGATAGGACGATCTCATCCTCGGCCCATTGCCACACTCGCCGGTTGTCGCGGGGAGCGAAGCAGGCGGCGAAGGATGCGAGGAGTGAGTCAATCACGGCAGGACGGATGGCGGGGCGTTGAGCCGCTTAAAGATTCCGGTGAGCGCGGCCTCGATTTGTTCCCTTGCGTGTTCAGGGTCGCTGGGATTCACCTTTGCGGCGAGTGAACCCGCCAGCCTTTCAAGCTCGCCTCTGACAATTATCAGGTAACCAGTGAATGTTCTTTGCGCGTCTTGAGTAGTGATGATTTGCCGCGCCTTCTCCATCGCCTCCATAAGCTTTAACTCAAGAGCCGGAGCGCGGGCTGATAGCTGGCTGGCGAGCGTCAACCATTTGCGGCTTAGTTCAGGGTCGGTGTCCTTCCATCGGGTTGCCTCTTTGGTGCAAAAGTCTAGCTTGGATTCCAGTTGCTCGCGGTGCTTTTCCAATCGCTCGACAGTGGACATTCCGCGCCAACCCTCGCCGTCCACCTTCTCTACTTCGGCCTCGATGTTTGTGGGCGGTTTGCGCGGCGGCTTTTCTCCTGTGCTCTTTGGGCGGGTCTTAATCCATGACTCAACAGCATCAATAGAGTCTGTCGGCATCCCGTCTTTAACCTTGGAGTGGACGCTTTGCCTTGTGATTCCAAGGTATCGAGCTATTGCGGCCTTGGTCATTTGGGGTCGGTTAGCTTACGGATTTGATGTTTTGAGGCATTTTGCGGTTTTTAACGTAAGATTGATTAAC